TGTCATATCAACCAAAAACTCGGTGATTCCGTCCAAAAAGTTTTGAACATTGATTGCACTTATATCTTGGAACATAATTGAAAACTCAGGTTCAAATTCAGGTCTACCGTATTTACCCATCATAGATTCACTAAACATATCAATTGTTTCACCTAAACTGTCGTAGATTTCACCATAAGCCCTGTGTTTAGCGTCTCCAAATGTTTGCCAATGCAAAAATTTGAATTGTAATTGTATCTGTACTAATTTAAGTATTAATTCTTCTTTCATATCTTTATTTTTTTTTACTTTATTTTAGGCGTTCCATCCAAATATAGTTGAGAGTGCACTCAAAATACCATCATTTTTTGGTGATGTTGTTGCGGTAGAAACAAGTGCGGATGTTGTTGATGGTCTTCCTAAAATAGAACTTAGTCCAACACCAGAACCTCTTTGTTTTATATAATTGTTTATTTCATCTTTTGAAATATCTTGATTATCATCAGTTGTTCCTACCGATATGTCCCCTCCTTCATAATTTTGTGCAATATAATCACTTGTTTTTGGGTCTTGAGCCACTTTATCTCTAAACTCAGCATCGTTAGCCATTTTCTCCTCAAAAGTTGTTAAAGATGGAATACCAAAATAATCTAATAGATTATTCGCAGTTATAAATTTTGTGAAGGCGGTTCTTCTATCTCTATTTGCTAAAACACCTTCCCACCATCTTCTTATTCCTGTCTCGGGTAAAACCCCATGTCTTGCAAAATATTTAGATAATCTTTCACCCTCGAAATAATCTTTCAATCCTGTTTTAAAACTTCCTCCAGCAATAACTTCTTTACCTCCAGCTCTCATACCCTTTATTGCTTGACCACCCCCAGCTAACATTCCCAATCCTTCCTTTAATCTCGCACCTAACGAACTATTAATTTTAGTAATACCTTGAACGGTTTGTTGGACAGCTGGTTCATTTACATATTTTCCTAAACTATTAAACTTTTTGGCAATTTCCGGGTTTTTTGCTAAATATTCCGCAAGCGATTCTCCACCTTTCATAACCGCGGTACCTGATTTAGTACCTCTAAACACCTTGATAATTGGTTTAACAATAAAATCTCCAACTGTAGGTATCAATGCAATCAACATTAAAGCTGCATATAATTTTTCACCTTTTATTAGGTATCTTATAATCAATATGATATCCGCAATCTCACCAATAATGGGAACAAATCCCGCAATCATCAATGCATTTTCAATTGCGTCCTCATTTAGTTGTTGTTTATTTTTATTTGAATAGTTTTCTGAAATTAATTTAAGTTGTTTTTCAGTTAATATGATATTGACCATTTTTTTTTTATTAATAAATATCCATAAAAGAAAAAAAGGGTCTCACGACCCTTTTAATTAAATTCTAATTTGGTTTGTTTATTTAAATCAATGAAATGTTGTACTCTATCTCGTCCAATTTTTGCATAATTTTCACTTAGTTCAATCCCAATCCATCTACGATTCAAAGTTTCAGCCGCAACCAAACTAGTTCCACTACCAGCGAATGGGTCAAGAACAATATCATTTTTATAAGTCAATATTTTGATAGCTTTACTTGGAATATCCATTGAGAAACTTGCTTTAGTTAAAGATTTGGTATCCGCAAAGTATTTCCATTGTCCGAACACTAATTCCATAAACTCTTTCTTATCTTCTTCAAGATAAACTACTTTCTTTTTTACGGTACCATCTTCTTGTTCAACATCGGTCGGAATACCCATCCATTGTGGTTGTCCCTTAATTTTCTTAATGTGATGTTTTTTATACGCAAGAATCACACATTCTTTCGGATTGTAAATATATGGTGATGATGAACTCATCCAAGAACCCCAAGCTGTGGTCTTACTTCTATGTGGACTATCTTCTTCCAAATCAACGATACCAAAGAATTTGAATCCAATCTCTTTCATTACTTGATAAACTTCAGAAACAAAAAATATTCTTCCACCTTTCGATTGTCGGTTAATTTCATATGGGATATTCAACGCAATTCTACCATCGTCCTTCAACACTTTATATGCTTCGGTTAACCATTCTTTAGTAAACTTAAGATACTCTTCAATATCCATATCGTCATCGTGAACATCGTATTTGATACCAACACCATAAGGCGGCGATGTCACAATTAAATCAACACAACCCTCAGGGAACTTAGCCATTTCTTCAATACAATTCCCGTTGATAATCTGATTCAACACATCTTCTATATTTTCTATATTTTTCATAATATTCTTTTTTTCTTGTTAGTTCAACTTTTGAGTCATCATAAATGTAACCTAAAAATTCAATTATTCCAACAAAGTGTCATCTTTACTATTTTTTCTCCAAGTTCTGTATTTTTCTTTCAAGATACCATAAGGCTTTCTTTAAATCTTGAAGTTCTTTGTCTGTTCCTTTTTTTCCCGCCCTTGAAATATACTTCACCGTATTACCAAGATGGAAATCTAAATCCCATTCTTCAATAACTTTTATTGCTTCGTATGGATTTTCTTCTCCCCCATAATGTTCTGGGTGATTAACTTGTTCGCTCATATTAATTTTTATTTAGATTAAATTTAATTTATTTTTTTGGGACATTTGATTTAGAATCCATCAAATCATCATATCATCAAATTCAGAGTCAAAGTCGGTATTATATTCACTTAACAATTCTTCGTTAGATAAAATACCATTATATTTTTCACTCAATTTACTGGTGTCAATATCGTCATACATTACATGAAGTGTTTCATCAAGGTCTTTTGCAAGTTTCAATGACTCACAAATAACATTAAGAATACAATATGGATTTGCGTTTGATGCGGGTCTTCTATCTTCAAGATAACCTTTCCATGTTTCACCTACGGACTTAGGAACTCTAATAGATGCTCCTCTGTCCGATATTCCCCAACTGAACTTATCAATTGATTGTGTTTCATGTTTACCAGTTAATCTTAAATGATTATCTGAACCATAATTTTCAATATGAATTTTTGCTCTTGATTCAAATACTTTGAAGATTGAGTTGAAGTATTCTTCTCCTCCTGTATCTCTCATTCTTTTGTTTGAGAAGTTGGTATGTAACCCTGAACCATTCCAATCTCCCATTGTTAAAGGTTTTGGGTGTAATTCAATTTGATATCCGTGTTTCTCGGCAATTTTGTAAAGGAAGTAACGAGACATCCATAAGTCGTCAGCGGCTTGAACTTTACCTTTAGCAAATACTTGGTATTCCCATTGACCAATTGCAACTTCAGCATTGGTTCCCTCAATACCAATATTATAATCCAAACACATATCTAAATGTTGTTCGGTTAAATTTCTCCCATACATTTGACCACCAACACCACAATAGTATATTCCTTGAGGGTCAATTATTCCTCCTGTAATGTTCATCCCTAGAATAGATTTATTATGACCTGAACGAATAAAGTATTCTTGTTCAAACCCAACCCAAAAATCTTTATCTTCTGAACCTAATTTATCCCTATCATTTGTTGAGTGCGGATTTCCGTTTTTGTCCATCACTTCACAAAGAACATAAACGATATCGGATGACTTGTTGTTGGAATAAATTCTAATAGGTGACAAATAACAATCTGAAGAATAACCTTCCTCTTGATTTGTTGATGAACCATCAAAACCCCACTTAGGGATATCCATAACGGTAATGTTGTCTGTAGGTTTTTCAATAATCCTAACCTTACTTCTCAAATTGGGCTCTGGTTTATAACCATCTAACCAAACATATTCTAATTTTGTTTTCACGATAAAAATGTGTAATATAAATTTTTAATTATTTTTTGTATCCGTTTTGAATATTATACGGTTTTAACCACATAATAATCTTTCGCATATTTTGATTCTTCAATAATGTTGTCCTCAACTAATTTACCAATAATTTCTTTAGTTTTTTCAATTGATTCTCTAAGAATATACATTGATATGTAATCAATGTGGATGGGTTGTCTAAGTTTACCCATTAAATTTTTGGTTACTTTTTCTTCCATGTTATTGGTTAATTAATTTTATTATTTCTTCACTTGTTTTACCTTCCACAAATAAATCATAAACTTTTTCACTCTTTTCATCGTCAAAGATAAGAGCATCACTCTTCCCATAATAATCCTTTAGTGTGTTAGATTGAAGGGCGGTTAAGGTATTTTGGTAATTAATATATCTCTTGTTAAATCCCATTATACCCAATTATAAATGAATTTTTAATTAGAGTCAAAGTTTTTTATCTTATTTAGGTTAGGAGTTTGAAAAATATATGCCATAATTTTCCTTTTCATGATTGGAACTATTGTTTGTTCCATTGGGAACTCTTGATTACACTGCATTTCAAACACTGGGAATGTCTTATAGTTCTTTTTAATGAAAGATGAGTTGTTTTCTATGATTGAAGATAAGGTAATATCTTCAGGAGAGTTTTCA